CGCGGTTTCATCAATAGAGATCGGCAAATGCGTCCATGCACTCATGATTTAGTTAGGTCCCATAAGTAGGCGATGGTGATTGGGCGGTGTTCTTGGCGATCTGCGAGAGCAAGTCGTTCGACTTAGCCGACTGATCTGCCATGCGATCGAGGGCCGATGTAGTGCCCCCAAGCATGCCAGCAGCAAAGCCGGAGAACGTTCCTCCGACTTGAGTGGCAGTAGTCGCTTTGACCTGTTCGACGGTGGGGATCTTCCGGCTTGTCGGAGCGGATAGCGTCTTGGCTGTGTCGACCACGGCTTCAACCGCTTGCCCCAAAGGACCAAGGAAGGAAAGGAATCCTTTCCCTGGTGCGTTTTTGTCGATCTCCGCTGTTTGTGTTTTCAACGATGCTCGGAGATCAGAAATCGATTTGTCAAATACACCGAGAGACTGAGCGTTGCGTCCCTCGCGATCGCTCTTGGTTTGATTGGCTTGGTCTCTAATGCCTTGCTGCATCTGCCCTGCTACTTGCAATCGGCCAGCATTGCCAGCCTGAAGCTCCTGGTCTCGCTTCTGATTGGCAGTGTCTAGCGATTTCTGACGCGCATCGGCTCGCTTGGCCGCATCCTTGTCCATTTGCATCGCTGCTTTTTCGTAGTCGACCGAACGGTCGATCAGCGAATAGATGTACAGCAATTTCTTGGCGATGAAGTTGACCGTTTCGTCGAACGCACCCTGTAACCAAGTGACTGCCGTTGCGAATCCTTTGGCCAGTTGGGTTGGGATCCCGGCCAGGGTGTTCACGACACCGACGACCATTTCAATCGCACCAATGGAAACCATGGAGGACAGATCCGTCCAAGCATTTTGGAGCTTCGTGATCATCGAAAGCCACCCCGCGTAGATGTCCCGCGTTGCGACACGGAAGACCAATTGCAGGCCGGTCATGGCGACTTGGCCAGCGGCTTGCCACTGGCCGGACATCAGAGCGGTCTTGATGGCGTCGAACACCGGCAGCACAATCGATTTGAGCTCGTTGAATTTGGCGACCAAGGAATTGACCATCTCTCCCCCCACTCCGGAGAAGTAGAGGAATGCTCCAGTGGCTGCGGTGACTCCGACGATCACCAGACCGATCGGGGAAACCATGGCGGTGATCAGTCCGACGATCATGCCGAACACCGTGGCGATCGCTCCACCGATCGCAGCCAGGCCGGTCATGGCCACCGAGGCGACGGCCGCAGCTCCACCGAGGGCGAATAGGCCAGCCAGCAAGCCAGCTCCGACCGCAGTCCATTTGGCGATCGTTACGATTAGCTCTTGGTTCTCGCCGATGAACTTGCTCACGTTCGAGACCACACTGATGATCCGTTCGCCGACTGCGGTAAGCAGCGGGGCCAAGGCCGAACCGATTCTGGTTTGCAGTCCACCGATCACGCCGAACAATCGATCGAACACATCGCCGAGCTTAGCGGCAGCGGCAGCATCCTCGCCGGACATGGTTTGCCCAAGGTCCGTGGCATCCTGTTGGAGCTTGCGAATTTCCTCAGCACCTCCGGAAAGCATGGGGACCAGGTCTGCACCGGCTTTGCCAAAGTACTCCATGGCGGCAGCACTTTTCAACGCCGGATCCTGGATCAGCGACAGCTTGTCGGCGATCGCGAGGAATTGCTCATCGGGCGACATCTTTGCAAGGTCATCGACACTCAAGCCCAGAGCGTTGAATTTTTCAGCGGCACCAGGCACCCCGGCCACCGCGTCGGCAATCCCGACTTGCATCTTGCGGACGGCTTTCTCGAGGGTGCCTACATCGGTACCGGAGAGCTTTGCAGCATAGCCGAGCGAGGAAACCGCTTCGGCACTCATGCCAGTTCTCTGGGCCATGTCGTCGACCGCACCGCCAGCGTCGGCGAAATTCTTCGCCAGTGCGACAAGGCCAGTCACAGCGACCGAGCCAGCGATCGCAGCAGGTAGGCTAAGTACGCTCTTGGAAAAGCCGGACAATGCACCTTGGGCACCAGCGAATCCTTTTCCGATTCCGGTGCCCATGGTCGTCGCGACGCCTTTGAGCCGTGCCATCGCGGCTTGGACTTGGGCCATTCCTTTATCAAAAGACCCCTGTTTGGTGGCAATCTCGACGTAAGCTTGACCAGCCTTGATGTTACTTGCCATGGTACTACCTCACCGCTGCGATCGAGTTCTTGAACAGCTCGGGGAAATTGGGGGCTTCGGCCTCGAGCGCAGGACGCATGAAGGGCCGCTTGGGGTACCGAGCTCGGCGACGGCGAGTCTCGAATCGATACCCAGGCCGCTCGTCATACCTTCGACGGCCGTCGACCCGTCGCCAGTTGGCCGGTTCGCCCTCTCCCTCGATGGAAGCGTATCGGTACTCCCGAATGATCGCAGTCTCGCCCCGTTCATGCAGACCGGCCACGGTGCTCGTGACCGACTCGATCGTGAAGTTGACTTGGTTCAGTTGCACTGGGCCGACGATCGTCGATTCGCTTTGGGGCTGGTAGGCGAACAGGATCGTCTTGAGCGAGTGCGTGTTGGGCGAGTGAGCCGAAGGTGGAGAGCCAGGTGCCGAAGCGGACTTTCGCCGACGCATCGACGAGCGAGCTCGCTTGCGAACGAAAGCACCGGCCTTTGAAAGGACTTTGCGTTTCGCTTTTTTCAGCGAGGCAATCACTTTGGGGCGGTCGAAGAAAGCTTCGCGGACTTTGAATGTCACATTCATGGCGTGAATTTCTCCAGGGCCACGAACGGATCCTCGTAGTACACTCGAGTCAGTTCGACGCCGGCCGCATTGTGGACAGCGACCGAGTATCGATACTCTCCGGGCACCAGTCCGCCCGAGGTTGCTTTGGGCATCTCGCACGTGAGCGACCATTTCCCCGATCCAATGTCCGCAGCGGTGCCAGTGACGGCGAATGGATGAGTCCCGTTGGTGCCACCGAAGTGGACCGTGACAGCACCGACCGACATGCCTGGAATCGCAGAGATCGTCCAGACGAATGCGGTACCGTGGGCCACAAGGTAATCATCGCCGATGACGATCTGATCGACGGTGCCTTTGGCGGTGACTGGGCCAGCATAAGACACCTTGCCCGATTGGATCGTGTTGGTTTTGGCCGCGATCACATTCTCAAGCGACAGGTAGCGGGAGTGCTCGACGGGGATCACCTGGACATTCGCTGTTGCGGACTCGGGAAAGAAGTCTGCGGTGGTTCCGTTGTTCTCTGCTGCGGTGACATCAAAAAGGTAGTAGCCGTCCTCCATCTCGGTTGGATTGGTATCCGCAAGCGCAGCCCGAGCACCGCCGTCGAGCGAGACTCGGCAAGTGATCTGCGCAGCACCGCCAGTCACCGGAGCATTGGTTGTCCGGTTGAAAGCGAAGACCTTTAGTGTTCCGGCAGTGGCTCTGTACATGATTAGGTGAGGGTCAGGAGTCCATTGACTTGGTCGAAGTCGAGCGTAATTGCTTCGCCAGCAAGCAGGGTGATTGAGTCTCCACGGTCGTACCATCCGATCAGCGGCTTGGCTGGACTGGTCTGCGTGTCGTCGTAGACAGCGACGTACCGAAACGGTCCGACAGATCCTCCCGAAGCGGTGATCACCAGGTCGGCCACAGTGAGCTTGTACACTCCGCCGGTCTGAGTGCTGCTGCTGGTCGTCAGATTGCGAGTGCTCGCGTTGGTGTAACTGATCTCAGTCAGATCGGCCAAAACGGAGTTGGTTGCGATCGGAGCTGTGTTGGTCAATGCGACCTTGAGTTGATCCGATGCAAGGTTAATCTTGCCTTCGGCGACATTTTTGGCGAACGATTGGAACTTGTTGGCAGCGGCCATTTACTGAGGTCCTCGAAGCATGAAAAGGTAGTAGTAGGGAGCGACACCAGACGCAGAGTCGCCGAGGTTTGCATCGGAGACGACTAGGATGTACTGGGCACCGTCGGCGGAGATCTTGCGATCGGCTAACAGCGACGCGGCAAAGTTGTCGAGTTGCAGAGCCATCGAGCCAGCATTGAGCTTGAGCGATCGCAGCAGCTCGGCATTGTTGCCAGCCAGAAAATAGACCGCTTGGTCCGCCGTGAGCTTTCGATTCGCGATCAGTCCAGCATCGGTGCCCGTCAGAGCGTAAGCCGCAGCTCCGCCGTCGAGCAGTCTCGCGCAGATCGTCGCAGCCTCGTTTCCCGTTGCCGTGTACGAGGCCGGATCCGCCGAGAGCAGGCGGCTTGCGGTAATGTTGGCCGCGTTGCCGGAGAGGATGTATTGAGCTTGATCGGCAGCAAGCACTCGACTCGCGAACAAGCCTGCTGCTTGACCCGTCAGACTGTAGTTGGCTGTCTCGCAAGCGAGCACCAAAGCGGCGATGACCGCAGCAACACTGCGTCGTCTCGGTGGTTGCATGAGCAGCCCACCGCCCCGGCCTTGGTCGTAGATGAACCGAACTTCGTTGGCGGTTAAAGCTGCGTTGAAGATCGTTATGTCGTCAAGTTGACCCTGCCAGTGTTGGATAAAGTCATCGCCTCTCGCACCAATCCGAAAATTGCCTTTCCCGGCGTCGAATCCCCCGATTGCTTGCGGCGATCCGATCTGCCTACCGTCTACAAATGCCGTACCAGTCGTACCGACCCGAGTTACTCCAATAAAATGCCATTGATTGTCCGCGAGTGTAAAGCCTGTCGCTGTGACGGATAGCTCAGTTCCGAAATAAGAGTAGACCTGATTCGATTGCACGGCTAACCAATGGCCTTCGCTTTGCGCATCAGTCAAGTTGCTTGCAACGACATATCGCCGAGCCGAAACGCTGTGCCTGATCCAAGCAAACACGCTAAAGTTCCCCGTCCCTACACCGCGAACATTGTCTGGCTTTACAAAATCATTCGTCCCGTCAAAATTCAACGCTAATTTGTCTGGGCTTGCGACATACGCATCGTTGCCGTTGTTCGCAAAGTTGTTCAGGGTTCCATGATTCCGGCCCGTCGTGTCTGGCAATTGAAGGCCAGTGTTGCCAGTAAACGAAGGACACCACCGACCGACGATCCGGCTTTGCAGACTTTCCCATTCCGGCCCGTAGTACGCCAACATTAGGTAATAGTCTCTCCCTTGTCGACGATAGCCAGCAACTGGACGACGTAAGGAATCGACGAGTAGTTGACAAAGCGACACTCGTAAATGTCACCGCCGGGGATCCAAACTCGGCGGACATCGGCGAGGTTGGTTACCGAGTTGGTATTGAGATTAAGAACGCGGTGATTTCGCTCAAGCGTCCAGGAGGTGGTCGCACCTGAAGCGATGCGGTTCCACTGGATCAGCGTTCCGCCGGAGTTGAAAATGCAGACGGTGTCGCCGATAGCAAAGTTAGTCGAGGCGATGGAGATCGTATTCTGCGAGAGTGACACATCAGCAGTGAGTGCCCCAAGCAAAGCGGCAGTCGTTGGGCCTTGGCCGACCATGTCGAAAATCGTCGTGGGTACAATGTCGCTGTTATTGTCCGTCGGGCGGATCGCGAAGTATCCTGCGCGGGTCGGAGTGCCAGCGCTTCCACGGCCCATAAAACCGACGACCCAAGCCCCTGGCACGTTTCGCAAATCGAGCGTGGTGGATGCGAGTTCGATGTTTCCCGTCGCGACAATTTTCGGCGAGATCAGCGTGGTGTAGTCGGGCGTGGTTTTCGTTACCAGGGATGGCATTACTTAGATTTCCTCGCTAGCTAGAAGCTCGATGTCTCGTCCTGTGATTGTGTCGGGCTGCTGGCCAGCGGCTAGCAGCGGAGCAGCTTGCTGAGGTGTGAGTCCCAGTCCATGCGGTTGCGGTGCCGTGAGAGCAGCACGGATGCTCGGGTCGCCAAAATCTGGCCGGGCATCCTCGGCGGCTTCGCGCGTCATGAACGAGACCATGAGCCCAATAATCGGATTGACGTACGCGACCGTTTGCAGCGCGGCAATGACCTCTCCGCCCATGGGCAGATTGTCGCGATAGACAGCGATGATCCCCATGAATGACAGCGGCAGCGATCGCGGAACTCTCGGCGCGATCTCGCAGCACCGAATCGCGCAGTCCCCATACCGGCCCTCGGCCAGAGCTGCGGCAGCTTGCTGGTCGTTGGCAATCAATTGTCGAAGGGTCATTTGGTCAAGTTGCATCGGTTTTTGGTAGCGTCACATAGTGGACCGGGAGCCCGTCTCGCAAATTGTGCAGCTCGGCGCGGCTAATGCTCGGCGGAGGACTGTCGGTGCGGTAGGGGTGAAAATCAGTGCGTCTGTATGGGCGAGCTCGCTTCGGACTGTGGATGTTGGCTAGCAGGGTCATCAGGTCACTTGTGCGATCCCAGCGGTCTTTGTTGATCTCGTCGGACATCCACATCAGCTCTCGCAGTGTGTAGGGCCCTGGCTCGATCCCGATTCTTGCTGCTAGTCGGAGGATGGTTGGCCAGTACTCGGCGCGCTCTTCTGCATCGCTTTTTCGATCATCTGATCCAGACTCGTCAGTTGCTCCTGGATCCCCATCTCCAGCAGCCCCTTGTCCATGGCGTTGGTGATCCGAAGTGCCGTCTGATTCTGGAGTGCCTTTCCTGCCTCGAGGATTCGCCGAGCGGTGGCCCGGCGATTGGACTCCGGGAGGAATTCCACCAGTGCTTCCTCAAATGCGGTGACGGCGTGGCCGAGAGCATCGCCAGCGAGCGAACGTCCGAACAGCTCGGCAGTGACCCCGATTTTCTCAGCGACGGGTCGGCAGATTTCGTAGATCACATCGATCGTCAACACGATGTCGGAAGTGAGCCGTTCGATCGTTTCGGGGTCCGCCAGTGCCCTGGCAAGATCGATCGAAAATACAGTTCGGACGCGACGGATGACGTCGACATCAATGCGAAGATCCCAAGAGCGGGATTCGCAATCCTTGAAACTGGGCATGGTCGAGTTGCCTTCGTTGGGATTGGAGTTATCGAAGAAAACGGATCGTTCGGATTGCACCCCGAACGATGGTAAATTGGGTGACGTTGTAATCGTCGTGCTTAAATCGCTTCGCAGGATCCGAGTAGACCCAGGAAGCGACCACGATGTTGTTCTTGTCCTGTGAAATCACACGGCCGTAGACCGTGAATTCCAAGGGCCCTTGCGACGATTCCCCATGGTCTAGGAAATCGATCGCGACTTCGTTGCCTCTGCGGACTTTCGGAAGTGGCATGGCCGACTCCGCTTGGATGGAACGATCAGTGATTCAA